TGGAAGAGAAAAGAAGCAAAAGAAAAAACATTTTCAAAACAATTGTGGCAACACTTTTTCACACACACAAAGGAGAATAAGACATGGCAGAAGTAAACAAGAATCCATTTGAGATTAGACTTGAAACTCTCAAAATGGCAAAGGAAATGCTTGACAAGCAATATGATATGGCAGTTGAAACTACTCAAAAATCAATGGAAATGTGGAAGAATGCAGGAAAAAGTCAAGAACAATTTCTTGCAGAGTATGTTCCAAAAATGTATCAACCTCAAGAGGTAGTGAAGACTGCAAATGAATTCTATTCTTTTATTACTGAAAAGAAATAAAGAATAGCAGTTTACGGAGGTTCTGCCATTACAAAAACCTCCAAACTTCATCTAAATTATGATTATGAATAAAAATATTAATGTTGATTTATTTCAGAAGATTGATTTTATCAGTCATTCTGGTTTACCTCTTAAATGGAAAATTGAATGTGATGCATTAAGCAAACAAGAATGGGATGCTATTGCAACAATGATTATGGATTATCAAAAACAACCATTCTCAAAAGCAGTAGGAATACCAAGAGGAGGATTGCCACTAGCTGATGCATTAAATGTATATGCAAGTGGAAATGAAAAAGATCCTGTGTTAATTTGTGATGATGTATTTACAACAGGAAATAGTATTCTTGATTTTGTTAAAAAAGAATATCCAGATTGGACAATGGCAATGGGTTACAAATGGGTTTTATTTGCAAGAAAGCCTAGTTATGTTCATCCATTTTATACAAGAGCATTATTTACAATGCCAGAAAAGAATTAAATGATGTTTGAAGAATTAAAGATTATGAGTGCGAAAAAATTTTCATATGAAATAGAAGAATTTGTCAAAAGAACAGGTGTTAGTCATTGGGATGCAGTTCTTGAGTATTGTTCTGATAATAAATTAGAACCAGAAACTGTTGCATCATTGATCACAAAACCTCTCAAAGAAAAGATTGAAGTTGATGCTATGAAACTCAATCTTCTTCCCAAAGTTTCTCAGTTACCACTATAAAAAATACTTGACTTTTTTACAGAAAAAGGTATAATGTTTGCTATGGATAGTTGGGATGCTTACAAGATCTATCTTGGGTTAAAACTTCATTTTACCAAAGATGCCTATGATTTCAAAAAGTATCTTGGCAAGACAAGTGCAAAGAAAGAGAATTTCCTAAAAAGAAATGATCGATTCTTTTTTCATAAAATTGGTCGTAAATATGGTGAAGAAACCGTTGACTATTTTGTTGCCAATCTTATTCAGAATCCAAAAGGATGGGTTGGAGAGTTTAATGAACAAGTGTTCATGGATTGGAAGAAAACTCAACAGAGTATTTCATATGTTTTCAAATCAGACATGGAAACGCTTATTAGAGTTGAGTCTATTGATTCTTCTAATTTTAATTCACTTTTTGATTGCAAGTATGGTCAACATCCATTATTATTAAAAAGATTTCTGAGTGGAGAAATTCATTTAGAAACTATGGTTATACTAAATAGACTTCTGAATTATGTTAGTCAATTTGACAAAGACATAAAAGAAACATTTGTATGGCCAGAGAAACGTAAGTTAATTATCAAATACAGTGCTTTTATTCAAGTTGATGAACAAAAGTGCAAATCTTATCTTAAAAAAATGCTATAAAGGAAATATGGCAAAAGAACAAACTGTTGAAGACTTGATTCGTGAACGTGACTTTTTCAAAGCACGATCTGAAAATCTTATGAAACTTGTAAAGCAATTAGAATATGATTGTGCTGAGTTGCAAAGAAGAGAAGGAGATTTGAATCAACGACTCAAAGAATTATCTTATCAGAAGGTGGTTCAATATCGCCAATCAAATTATTCACAACGCAGAAATTTTGTTAAAAGATGAATGTAAAACTTATAAGTTATAGCAAACCATCTGCAGAATTTTTAAAAGAAGGATTGCAAAATGTCCAAGATATCATTGCGTATTGTGCCCGTGTATCGAATCCCTCGAACCAATACAACACTCAAACGTCCGAAAGGCTCTTACGCTACCTTATCAAGCACAAGCACTGGTCACCATTCGAGATGGCTAGTGCTTGCCTAGAAATTGAAACAACACGTGATATTGCACATCAGATTGTTCGACATCGTTCTTTTTCTTTTCAAGAATTTAGTCAGAGATATGCTAATCCTTCTGAATTCGGTGAACAATTTGTTCTAAGAGAAGCAAGATTACAGGATGAAAAGAATCGTCAAAATTCTGTTGAAACTGATAATGAATTAATTCATGGTGATTGGAAATATTGGCAAGAAAGAGTAATAGATATTTCTTTGTCAGCATATGAATGGGCAATACAAAATGGTCTTGCAAAGGAACAAGCTAGAGTTGTTCTGCCCGAAGGATTGACCAAGACAAGACTAATGATGAACGGAACAATTCGTTCTTGGATTCATTATATTGAATTGCGTTCAGCCAATGGAACACAAAAGGAACACATGGAAATTGCAAAAGAATGTGGTAGAATAATTTCTGAAATATTTCCTTTAATATATAAATTAGAGCAAACTTCTCATTATCAACACATATCGGATTAACACATGTTTGTGATAGGAAACGGAGAATCAAGATTACAAGTTGATCTTAATTTTCTAAAAACTAAAGGAAAAGTGTATGGTTGTAATGCTCTCCATCGTGATTTTGCACCTGATGCATTGATTGCAGTTGATGGTGGAATGATGCATGAAATAGGAGCATCTGGTTACATATACAATAATCTTTGTTATTTCAGGAGTTGGTCTAAATTACCAGAATATGCATATGATTCTTTGGTTCAAGATAATTTCTTTGAAGGATGGCATGACAGTTTAAAAACAGAAAATGATAAAGGACATTTTCATAATTTTGTAATGTCAGGAACAGATCCTAATCAAATTATGAGAATGTATCATATTATTAAACAGGGATATGAAGAAAGAAATGAACCATTTGATTCAGCTGATATATTGTTAAAACTAGGAAGTCATCATCAATGGATCACATGGGTTGAAGAAGAAGACAAAGTGAGACTTATTCCAGAACCATTTTTAGGATGGAGTGCTGGACCAATAGCTGTGAGAATGTTGCTAGAAGATCAATCGCCTGAAGAGATTTATTTAATCGGATTTGATATGAAATCTGATGATGGATTGATAAACAATGTATACAAAGGAACCAATAATTATGCTCCTGACTATGCAAATGAAATACCATCTGTGAATTGGAAAAAACAACATGCTGAGAATTTTGTGACTTATCCAGATGTTGTTTTTTATCATGTATCTTCTGATGCAGAAGAAATTGATGAGTGGGGAAGTCACAAAAATATAGATTATCTTACTTTTGATGATCTGAAAATAAAACTTGACATTTATCCTACAATTCAGTAGAATAAATAGGTTATATTATGATTCTGCGAAATACTTAAACATACGACAATATACGGAGAAATACCATGTCAAATATCAGCGCACTTCGCAAAAACAACGCACTCGACAAACTCTTGGCACAAGTTGCAAAAGAGGAAGCACCAGCCGACAAGGCATCATATATTGATGACCGTCTTTGGAAACCACAAGTAGATAAATCTGGAAACGGATACGCTGTACTGCGATTCCTTCCTGCAACCGATGAAGGGCAACTTCCATGGGTTCGTGTTTGGAATCATGCATTCCAAGGTCCAACAGGAATGTGGTTCATTGAAAACTGTTTGACAACTGTTAATGGTAAGTGTCCATGTTGCGAACACAACTCGGGATTATGGAATTCTGGTATTGAATCTGACAAGGAAATTGCACGGAAGCAAAAACGAAAACTTCAATACTACAGCAATGTATTGGTAGTTTCTGATTCCGCAAATCCTCAAAATGAAGGAAAAGTTTTCTTGTACAAGTATGGCAAGAAAATCTTTGACAAAATCATGGAGGCAATGCAACCAGAATTTGAGGATGAAACTCCAATCAATCCATTTGATGCATGGGATGGTGCGAATTTCAAACTGAAGATTCGTAAAGTTGATGGTTATTGGAATTATGACAAGAGTGAGTTTGATAAAACATCAAAAATTGGTGATGATGATAGAATTGAAAGTGTGATTGGAAAATCACATTCATTGTCAGAGTTTCTTGCTGAATCAAACTTCAAGAGTTATGATGAATTGCGAAAACGATTGGATGCTGTTCTGACAGGAACCCAAACTGCAGGCAAACCAATTGCGGAAGTGCTTGATGACGAAGAAGATTACAAACCTTCTTACAAATCTTCACCATCAAAAATGGATGTTGATGATGAAGATGAAGATAGTGCAATGAGTTATTTTGAGAAACTTGCTAACGAGTAAGTTTTAAAGTATAGATGCTGCAATTGTTGCAAACAATCCTTGATCAGGATTGGTGATTGGTTTTGATATTGGTACAACATTCCCACCTCCTGTTGTTGTATTATTATTTGTTACATTATTAATCACTACAGGTTGTTGCGCAGCTGCAGCATTTTCTCTTGATCTTTCTTCTAATGTCAAAGTTCTATTATTTACACTTGGAGTCATGGTTTCAAAATATGGTGGTAATGATGGACCAAACATATTATCATATTGACCAGACATCATACCAAGATTTGTTACCTTAACAGGTAGTGGTTCATTTTCAATCTTTTCTTTATTTTCAACAGCTAAATTCTCTACATTCTTTTCAATTTCTTCAGGTTTGTCACCAAATCCAAGGAAATTCAATGTATCATCTGCCACACTAGAAACTAGATCGCCTGTCTTTTTTGCCAAATCAGTTGCTGCTTCTCCAGCAGCGGATGCAACATCACTAGCAACTTCAGCAACTCCATCCAAACTAGGTAACTCTGGAATAATATCTTTAAACCAATTTTGTACTTTGTCTGCAAAAGATTTAATTGGTCCAAGAATATCCAGTTTTGGAAGTTTTTCTTTAATCTCTTCAAATGTTGGAATCTCTACAGTAATATCAGAGAAAGATGGCATTGTTGGAAATGAAGGTAAATTCGCAGAAATTAAATCTTTAAATCCTGTGAACTTTTCTTTTACCTTTGCAAATCCATCAGAAATTAATCCAGAAATCAATGATGTGGCATCCAGTCCAGATGTTTCTGTATTAATTTTTTCTTTTTCTGTATCACCAAATCCAAAGAATCCCTTCAACCAACCATATGCGGATTCAACTAGACCAAATAACAGTCCACCGATCCCACCTTGTTTTACAAATTCACTTTGATTTGCAGATTGTTCTGTTTTCTTTTGATCAAATCCAAACAATCCTTTTAAATAATTCCATGCACCTTCAATAAGACCTATTATTAAATTTTGAGGTAAAAAGAATACATTAATCACAGAAACAATAGCATCTTTAATTGATGCAAAACTAAACAATCCTTTAAAGTAATTAAATACTGACTTTCCAAAATTATGAATTCCATCGATGACGGTATCTAATGATGGAAATGATGCTATAAATGAATCTATTTTACCGACAATAATATTCTTGACTTCTGTTGCTTTGGTTTTAACAGATTCAAAGCTGGGCAAAAATCCTATAATATCATTCATTGTTGGGAATAAATCAATAAAAGATTGAATTCCAGTAGTTATTAGATCCTTTACCTCAGAAACCTTTGTTGTAACTGTATCGAATGTTGGAAGGAATCCAATAATTGTATCCTTTGATGGAAATAGATTTACAAATGAATCTATTCCAGAATCAATTAATGATTTTGTTTCTTTTACTTCAGATTCAGTAGAATCCCAACTAGGCAAGAATCCTAATATTGAATCCATTGTTGGGAATAAATCAATAAAAGATTGAACACCAGCTGAAATGGTAGTTTTAACTTCTGCAACTTTTGTTGTAATAGTATCCCATGAAGGTAAGAATCCTAATATTGAATCCATTGTTGGGAATAAATCAATAAAAGATTGAATTCCAGTAGTTATTAGATCTTTTACCTCAGAAACCTTTGTTGTAACTGTATCGAATGACGGCAGAAATCCAATAATTGTATCCATTGAAGGAAATAAATCTATGAAAGATTGAATTCCTGTGGTGATAAGATTCTTTACTTCTGCAACTTTTGTGGTTATTGTATCCCATGAAGGTAAGAATCCTAGTATTGTATCCATTGAAGGAAACAGACTTACAAAAGATGCTATACCAGCAACAATTAGATTTTTTACTTCAGTTACTTTAGTTTTGATGGTATCCCATGATGGTAAAAAACCAAGAATGTCATCAAGTGAAGGAAATATGCTAATGAATGTTTGAATGCCTGAAGTAATTAGATTCTTTATTTCTATAACTTTATTCTTGATAGTATCCCATGAAGGCAGAAATCCAAGAATGTCATCAAGTGATGGAAACAAAGAAATAAAAGATTGTACACCTGACACTATTA